GTTACCTCAGATGGTGTTGGGGGAAGCGTGCGCTTGATTAACTTGCGCTCGCCCGTTTCCGGGTCCAGCAGGTAACTCCCGCCTTCACCACGGTGTTCACTAGTCATCGTAAGTCGAGTGGGTTGCTAGGGCTAAGCCTAATGCGATTGGCTTATTGGGTCAGATCGTCAACCTCTGAGCGGTACATCACCTCGTACTCGCAAAACACAACGCCAGCAGGTTGATCTGCCTCGAAGAAGTTGAACGTTGTTTGTGCAGGCTGAATATCAATTGCTCTACCGCCGAGCGTTAGATCGGCCATAAGTTTGGCGTGCATACTCTCGATTACGGAGTCTGCGGTTGTGTCTGGAGTCGTTCCTCGGACCACGACACTGATCCGCACACGCAGAGTCCAATCGAGGGTGGGCAGACTCGTGTTCTGGACTGGGGTGTCGGTGATCGGCTCAATGATGATCGCCGGGGATTCAGCGCGAGACATTGGCTCGACACGCGAGCGGTAAATCCTCGTACCAACGCCGCTGGTATTGGCAAGCGTCGTCTTAATCGCGGCCAGGATGCTTTCGCGCTTGGTAGTCATGACTCGATTTAGAGCGAACCAAATGGGCCGGGATCTCGCGTACCAGCCGCGATGGCCTTGGCTCTACGGTACAAGTGGCAATCGGTCTTTCCGGCAGCTTCTAACGCAGCCAAGACTTTTAGCCAGTTCTCACGTGTGTGCTTATCCATGCCCGCATTATGGGCATGGCCTTAGCAAATGGTTTTAGTCGCAGGCCATCTTCACAACAACGGACTCACCGCTGCCAATAGCAGTGCAGCGACTGCGGGCAAACCTGATGATTACGTCTTGGTAGTGATGCCCATAAGTTCCAGTGGACTCGTGGGTTTTTTCATCACCTAAAGCGAACCAATTGGTGCCATCAAGGCTGCCCTCATCAATCGTTCTGATGTTGGTGCCGGTGCTGGTATGGGCGAAGGTGAAGTTGCGGCCGGAAACCTCAACTGCGTCTGTCGCTCCCACCGCTGTGAGCGTGCCGAGGGTCACGATGTTGTCGCGGCGGCTTGCCCACGCTCCGTAGATCTCAGGCATCAGTCTTTCATCAGAAATACTTGGGTGATCTTGCCGTCGTCCATGAGGACAGGCTCGCGCACCGTGTAGTCCGTGCCATCAACTGTGATGGCGTCACCTCGTGTGATTGAGGTGAAATCCGCGGTCTTTACCAACAGCTTGTAGTCAGTGGTAAGCACCACGCCGTCGGCGATGACTTCGCTTGGCATGTCCAAGATGCCAACGCCAGTGTCATTGCCCTTGGTGACACTCACACCGAAGCCTGCGGTGGAAAAGAAAACGTCTAGATCTTCGGTGAATGCCATGGGTACAGCCTAGATAGAAAAAGCGCCCAGACCAGTAGCCCAGGCGCTGATTCCTTCGCCTAAAAAGCTTAGGCGTACTTCTTAGCCACCACAGCGTTGAGGCTGTAGGTGTGGGTGGAAGTAGAGGTGGTCGACACAGCCTTCACCCAACGCTTGGCGCTGGACTTAGGGAAGGCGATGTACTGCTTGGAAGCAGAGGTGCTCACCTGGGCGAAAGCCACGGTGCCAGAAGCCTGGGCCGTGCCATCAAGGCTGAACACAGCGGTGATATCGCTGTAGGTGCCGCCTTCGGTATCGGAAGACTGGAATTTGACGTCCAGGGTGGAGGTGCCGCCGTTTTCGACGTCGAGGACGACAAGGACGTCGCCTTCGTAATCGTTCAGGTCAACGGCGGTGCCGTCGAGGTCGGCAGTGCGCTCAGCGGTTGCAGCAAAGGCAACGTGGCTGAGCTTGTCGAGAGTGGTGGAAAGAAGGCCCATGGGTCACTCCTTGGGTGTAGCGGAACGAGTGCGCTTCGGCTTGGGTTCCTCTTTGGGAGCTTCAGCTTTGACGACCTTCTCAGCTTCTTCGGCCTTGCGGGCCTTACCGAGTCCAAGAAGGATTTGTGCGTCAGCGTTAGAGACCTCGACAAAGGAGCCCGCCGCAGCGGACTCCCCGGAGATCATCACTGACCGCAGGATCTCAAGTTTCATGAGTCACTCAGCGGTGGTCAGATCTCTTGCCGAGATCAGGTGCCCAGGCAGAAGGCGCCAGCTTGCTTGACGGCCACATCGACGTCCTGGAGGGCGATGATGCGGACGGTGCCAGCGGTAGCACCGGCGTAGGGATCCACGGTCAGATCCAGGCCGGACCACATGCCCATGATCATCATGGAGAAGTCGCCGAACAGTGCATCGTTGTTCTGCAGCTGGTTCGACACGATCACGGGGTAGCCGTTGATCTCGTCGTTCTCGTAGACGAACTGAGCGGTGCCAGAGGCCTTCTCGGTGCTCTTCAGAGCGCCACGGGCGGATGCGTTGATGACATAACGCAGGGAGCCAGCGTCGGCGTTGGCAGCAGCCACGTCGGTTTCCATGCCGATGTACTCGGCGAAGGTTCCGAAGGTGGTGATGGTCTGGGAGCCGATGCCGCTGACGTTGGTCAGACCCAGAGGCTGGTTGCTGGAGCCGGTGCCGTAGATGGCAGCGCGGTCAAGCTCAAGAGCGATGACGCGGGCCAGGTCGTTGCGCACCATGCCTTCCACGTCGATGGAGGACTGGAGCAGGAGACGACGGCTGTAGTCAACGAATGCACCCACCGTCTTGGGGGTCATGTTGACCTGGTCAATCGCTTGCTGCGATTCGGTGGGAGAAGACCCTTCCCCGACCCAGTAAGCGGTTGCGCTGCTGGTCTGGCGGGGGATCGAGATGTTGCCCTGCAGGCCGGTCAGCATCGTCATGCCGGCGTTGGCCAGAGCAAGACGGTTGCGGAGCAGGTCGATGAAGGAGCCGGAGAGCAGCTCGTCGTCGACCAGGTTGCCACCAGCAGATGCGGTGCCGACGGTCAGGTCACGGCGCAGCACCTCGTTGGGCACCACGATGCCGTTGGAGGAACGCTCGTACTTCTTAGCGGCAGCTTCGCCAACTTCGATCTCGAACTCGGCAGCCCGGCGAGCAGTTGCGTCGGCGGGGTTGGCCAGGTAGTTCAGAGCGCGGAGGAAGCTGAAGCGCTTCACTTCCTTATTAGACAGGCCAACGTCGTTGGTGGTGACGTCGGTCGAGCGGATGGGTTGTTCCACGGGAGTAGAGCCGAGTTTGTCGAGGACGGCAGCGCGAGCCTCATCGAGGGTGCGGCCACCTTCGATCAGTTCACGAGCCAGGTCTTTCATCTGGTGCTTGTCGCCCAGAGCATTGATGGCGGCGATACGAGTCCGCTCGGCCTCAGCGGCCTTGGACCGGATCACCTCCAAATCGGGGGTGTTTTCTTCCATTTCAGGAATGGGGGTAGATGCGGGGTCGGCCGCTTGGCGTGTCGTCTCCTCTTCCACTACTTGTGCAGTGGGAGAAGCAACTTCGTCACTAATACTAGGCTCAGTGACTTGCAAGACCTCGTCCATAATCGGTTCTGGGGAAAGTAGTGAACGACCGATCCCAATTGTGGGGTCAGCCGGGATACTTACAACAGAAATCTCGTGAGGCGACCACTGCGTTGCTACAAAGTCACCCTCACGCTCTTCCATCTTTTCGATGGCGTAGCCGAAGCTAATTCCACGCAGGATTCCGTCCTTGACGTCGTCAAGAACTTCCTGGGCGAACTTGTTACGTGAGAAGCGAACCTTTGCGTAGCCGCGCTTCTTTTCCCCGTCGATCCAAGCCCGTTCCACCACGCCCACGACCTTGTCGGGATTGTGGTTGAACAGAAGAGGAGCTCCGTCGTTCAACCGCATCAGATTTGCGGCCTCGACGTCGTGGCTCAGCACTTCGTTGCCGAAGTAGCGGGCCACGGGGTACTCCGAGCTAAATGGAAACTCGAAGGTGCGAGCTTTGACGCTGCGGAACTCGGTGGCCTCGGTACGGGTGTAATTACCACCCTCGATGTCACGGGTTGCAGCGGCAGGCTCTTCGACCACCTCTTCCACCTCAACGGGCTCCTCAACTTCAAGAGACCGCAGAGGCGAAATCTTGGTGAGAGTGCTGAAGCGGTGGCCGACAACGGTGTCGGTCTTCATGTAGCCCTCGCCATCAGACTCGGGCCGGAACACTGCAATCAGAGCTGCAGGATCCTCGGGGGTGCCATTGACCGTGAAGGAGCTGTCGGGAACATCAATGCTCCCGTCGCGTTCCACGCGCTCGATTTGGCCACGGGCAGTGCCACCCGAGCTGTTCCAAGACACGTAGTCGCCAACCTTCAACTGATCAGCTGCGGCACGCTGGAGTTCAGCATCCATAGCTTTTTCGTTGGTAGCTGGTTCAAATTCGAGGGGCTCGTAGCCGTTGTCCTTGAGCCACTCGCGGGCCTCAGTTGACGTGAACCGACTCAGCTTGAAGCGGATAGCTTGAAGCTCAGAACGGTCTTCGTCTTCTTTGATCCCGAAGATGAAGTCGACACCCGCACCACCCCGATCATTGGATCGCCGGAAACGATCGTATTGACCAGGATCACGCAGACGAGCTGCATGTTCGCTTGGGTAAGGACGTTCACCGAACTCCATGGAATCCGCATCCAACTCATATAAGTCAGTTGCTTCTTCCACGAAAAATTCGGTCAAGGCTTCCATAAGTCTATCGGCGGCCTTTTTTATGCTTTCGGATTTTGAATCTGCCCAACTTTTTCCTGCGTCTCCACCCCAAGCAGCCCAGGCCACTCGACCGGGGCTTGGGTAGCCCGCTTCTCCAGGGCTGAAGCCTTCCGCTTGCTTGTCTACTTCGTGCCGAGCAAACCACGCTGACATCGCAACGACGACGTCAGGATCCATCTCGTTACCGCTAAGGATCTGGGAAGCTCGGCGGGCAGCCACCTCCGTGCCACCCTTCTTTCCTTCCTTTTTCCATGCCCGGTAGCGCTCGGCTTCGGCACGCATCCCCTCGGTGGGCTTGAGGTTGATGTCTTGCCCGTTGACGATTGCCATGACTTAGCTCGACTTAGGTGGTCTTGCGCTTACGGGTGGTGCGCTTGGCGCGAGCAGGGGGCTCCTCCGCAGGAGCAGGAGCCTCGTCGGGCACATCGGCAATCGCCGGAAGCCCTGCGTCGAGGATGTCTTTGTCGAGGGTGACGCCGCTGGATTGCGCCAGTTCCTGCTCGCGGGCCAGTTCGCTGATGTTGTCGTCGTAATCGCCGCCGGTGTAGGCGATGATCTGCGCCTTCGTCATGTAGCCAGCTTGCTCGGCTTCGCGGTAGGCCTTGACTTCCTTAAGCGGATCAACCCAGCTCCAGCCGCGAGCCATCCAGCGAGGAGTCTCGTAACGCTCGGGGCGGGTCTCGAAGTCGGCGAAAGGCAGCTCACCACTCAGAACTGCAAGGCCCAGCCACTCGCGGAAGATCCGCATGTGGAAGTTCTCGATCAGGTAGTTCTGGATGACGCGCCAGTGCTCGCGATCCTCAAGGAGGCTCAGGCGACTGCTGCTGTAGTTGGTGTCGCTGAAATCACGGCTAAGTGTTTCGTAGGAGCACCCGAAACCTGATGCAAAGCGACGAACTTTGTTTTTGACAAACATCTCAAACTGCTGATCAGGCGAGTTGATGTTTGGAACAGTGACGGATTCGCCGGGTGAAAGGTACTTATACGTTCCAGGTTCAAAATCACTTACGCGCTGCTTGTTTTCAACATCGTCAGCGATTAATTCGCCTTCGTTGTTGGTAATAAAGCCCATGATTGAGGCTGCGACGCGAGCACGAACTACTGCGGCTTCCTCGTAGCCCTGCAGTTGGTGGGCGTCAGCCATCACGCTGTGGAACCAGGGCACCCCACGGTTCTGACCGGGGCGCTCGGGCATGAACAGGTGGATGACGTCTGCAGCAGGGATGAAGACGTGCTTGTCGGCGCGCTGCGGAGCGTTCTGAAACCAGTAGTCGCCGGGGTGACGGGTAAGGAAGGCGTAACGAACAGGGCGGCCCCACTCGTTCACCTCAACGCCGTTGCGCCACTCGTTGGTCTTCGCGAGCGTGCTGCCCTGGTACTCCTCGTCAAGCAGATCGCTCTCAAGCATCTGCAGTGCGAGAGGCACCTTTGAGCCACCGAACGGACGACGGACAATGCGGAAAAGTGCCTCACCCGACTCGGGGAGCGCTCCAGTAGCAAGCCACTCAAGCTGGTGGAAGCTGTAGCGACCGCTGACGTCGCAGTGCTGAGAGCGCGTCCAGACCTCCCACTTGGCCTCGATCAGCTTGTTGATGCGGTCGTCGCGCTTCGTGCCACGGACTTGCTGCACCTGGGACTGCAGCTTGATGCCGGTGCCGATGACGTTGATCTGGGTGGTCCGCTTGGCCTGCCGCGCATAAGGGTTGTTGCGGACCATCTCGCGAGAGCGGTCACGCAGCTT